TCCTTCTCTCACAAAACAGGCGGCTCGGTACAGCCTATGCAGCCTGACACCTACCGCACCATGAAGAACTATACTTCACGGCGTGGCAAGCGATCTAACCTCGGCAGTTTCTTCAACAACTATTCACGATAAATATGAACGAAAAACAACCAGCAGACTGGCACGACCTTAAAGGTCAATCAATCACAGGCATCACCGTTGATACTAGGCTCGACGAGCTGACTATCCACACCCTTAAGTTCAAGTTCACCTGCCATCACGTACAAGACTGTTGTGAAACTGTTGGTCTTGTGCGCATTGAGGGTGATTTCCTGTTGCTCAATGGCGCGGATATTCTCCACGCAGAAGATGACGCAGGCGCCCAAGATCCATCATGGTACAAAGAAGACTACGATGAATCACATACGTGGACCAAGCTGTCCTTGTACACCAGCAAAGGTGACGTTCACTTCTGGTTTCTTGGCCAGAGCAATGGCTACTACGGTGAAGACATCAGATTCTACAAGCAATGAAAACTCAACCATCCTCAGCTCTACTCCGTCAAGCCCACGTCGGCTTGCCTCCATCAGTCCCTCGCGACATCCACGCAAAGACAACTCAATCCTACAAGGCTTGGCTCGCAGCTAAGCCTCGTTCCACACAGCTACCAACCTCTTGGAGAAAGAGAAGCAAGTGAGATTCTGTATGAAACCCGACGACGAAATGCGTAAGCTCGATCGCGACCACGGCTTCCGCGTGTACAAGGTTCGCCATTCAACACGTCGAGTCTTATTTGAGATTGCGCTGATAATCTTCGGCTTCATCGCCATCATCAGCATAATCAAGGCGTTCATATCAAGCCTTCACTAACATCAACTCATGAACTCACCTCGTCTTATCGCTAAGCGCGCTGAACTTGTAGGCGCTATGCATCGAGCGCTTACTATCGCGGTTGAAACTCCTCGCACCCACGGACCAGAGTTCGACACAGTAGTAGACCTTATCCGTGAGCGCGATGCTATCACTCTTGATGACTCAGACCTAACGCCCGAATGTATTGGGCAATTGATGGGAGGAAATTAACTATGACAAAACCAAACAACAACGTCCCCAAGAAAGGCTTCTACCTTTGCACACTTAACTGCCCAAGCCGCGGACCCATTCGCACAGCAGTTAAGATCACACGAGGTAAGATCGTAGACTACATGGGTACGAAACAAGATCCCTCACTGCTTAGCAACTTCAGTAACATTCCAGTACTTATCTACGTTAAGTACTTCTCTGCCGACGCTGCTAAGGAATTGATTGCGTTGCGCAAACTTGTAACTAAACTGAAACGACAACGCTATAACGCAGGTCTTCTATAACTTGACCCGCCCGCCGCACACTTGAGCTTGGCACGGCACCAGCTTTACCCCAAGCTCAAGTTTGAACGGACTGATCAAGTCCTCAACGAAATACAAAACCATACAGTTATGCCTGAAGATACTACTACTACTGCCACGCCCGTCGTCGAGAACAAGAAGCCCACTGTCAAGCCGTTGATCGGCGACAATGAGCAGCAGCTTCACCTTGTCGTCGGTGCTGCACAGATCCCGATGCTCGAACGCACCACGCCCGAGCACACCCGCAAGAAGGACGGCGTCTCGAAGGTCGTGCCTACGAAGATCGACTACATCGCAGACTACACCAACGGTTCGGTGTTCCTTCTCGCCGCGACGCTCGCCCTCGGCGCTGCGTCTGCCGAAGATAAGCCGCTCCTCACTGAGCGCATCTTCTCCTCGTGGGTCAACGACTCCATCGAGAAGGGCAATGTCCCGAATCCCAACATCCCGGGCGAGTTCCAGTGGGATGAGACCGTGGCCGCGAAGAACCTGCTCCTCGCCCGTGCCGCCCGCAAGTCTGGCCAGTCCATCGAAGACATGCGTGCCGATCGGAACGACCTGAACAACGTGCTCGTGCCGATCTTGGAAATCTGCATCGACTCGCAGGGCGACAACGACAAGGTCAACTGGGACGAGGTGCACAAGCTGACCGGCACGCGCTTCACAGAGGTCGAGGCGCTGGTCGAGTGGCGTATCGCTGCGAAGCAACGCCTCAATGCGCTCCAGCTCGCCATCCGCACCAAGGAGGAAGCGATGGAGAAGGCCAAGGCTTCTCGCGCCGAGAAGAAGAAGGCGAACAAGAAGTCCGTAGTCGAGACTACGACGGCTGCGGCGGCTTGAGGATGGAGGCGGTTGGCGGCGCGAAGCGCTGGCGGACGCGCGGAGCGCGGGGCGGAGCCCTTGGCCAGCACAACAAACCAACAACCAGCCATCATTATTCAGTAGCCAAACAACAAGCCCTGCTCAGTATACGAGCAGGGTTTTTGTTTGCCTATTGATAGAGTTCACAAATGTATAATAACTTCCTTGGCACACCACTTGCCTACAATAGCATATGCAAATTCAGATAAACTTGCCTGCTCTAGCTGAGCTTCTGTTCCCTTCGCTAGAACTAACCCTCGAAGCTGAGCGCGAGTGGGCAGCGCGCAACATCGTTGACTACCACTGCGCAGAGTGTCGCGTTATCCCGGCGCAACTTGCCTACGATATCAAGGAAGCTGATCCTGAAGGTAAGACTTTCTATGTACAGATTACAGGCGACAAAGGTAAGACATTCATACTCTGGCGCACAAGCGCATGGCTTACCTCTCGCCATCGCAAGGTTGCACTGAAGACTAAGCTCGACGCAGAGAAGAAAGAGCGTGACCTATATCAAGCTGCCACCGGAGCCGAGCTTGCCTATCGTAAGGTCTGCGTTGAATGGCTGTCTCGTGTGGCCTCAAACTTCTGCGCTATCAACATAGGCTACAAGGTATCCTTCCTTCGCGACACATTCCATCGGCTAGCTTCGCGCACGAACTACGACATGGACATACTCTTTACATACCTAACGGAAGTGCTCGATGAAGAGACGCTGCGTCAGGTATGGGTCGGTGCACCTCAACGAAAGACAGAAGATGACCAAGGAAAATCAGAAGAAGTATCAAGCGTACAAGAAAGCAATTAAGAAATCAAACAAGTTGTTTGAGGCGCGAGAGAAAGCCATTGCAGCACAAGTGGCAGTAGTCAATGCTCGTATCGCCGCAATCGAAAAGTTGGAGAAGCAGTGGGCTCCTAAACTGATCAAGGCTGATAAGAAGACTGAGAATCTAACGCAAGCTCTTAATGCAATGAATGATCATACCAAGGCTGTGCGCCAAGGCTTCTTGTCTAAAGACAATCCCGATCGCGCAGAACTATTCAAACTAATCCTCGACTAATATGCCAATCACAATACCATCCAAACCTAAGCCTACCCAGGCCGATGATCTGCGCAAGCGACAAGAACAACAGATCATCGCGGCCGCACAGTCTGCCAAGACCAAGGCACTGCATAAGATCCAGCTTGGCAGATGCTTCAACTGGGAAGCACTGTCTGAGATTCTTAACTTCGAAGTATCTGCTGCATACAGTAAGTTGCCCTTCATGAGGGACAACTACATGGAGTACCTTGACTGGTACGTGGCATCCTCTGTTGCGCGCGAGCTATCTAAGTTCGACGCTCAACAAGCAGCGGCCAAGGCTGCACTTGTTCAAGTGCAGAAGAACGACATCAAGTTCGAGAAGGTAAGGCTTCGACCTCAGCAGAAGAAGGCACTCGACCAGATCATCGAAGCATACAAGCAAGGATGCCGCGCGGTAATGGTAGCCATGGGTACTGGTCGCGGCAAGACTATTGTCTTCGGCGCGTTCATGCAATGGCTGAAGGACAACAACAAGTTGTCCGGCAACAACATCATCTACCCCCAAGCATTCGTCTGCACAAAGAAGCCTGTCGTCCTTGCTACTCGTGAGAAGATCGAGAAGTTCTTTGATCTTCAGACAACGGGTGACACGATGCAGTTCCCTGAGTCGGAAGCAGGAGTGTATCACTACTCTACCTTCGGCACTAAGAAGCATCAGTCTATGTGGCGCCGTGACCGTGCGACCGGCGACCCATTGTTCGACGAGATTGAAGTCTACGGCAGCAAGCTGCGCATCCCGCAGTGTGCCATTGCCGAGCCACTCGCCGTCGCAGTTCTTGACGAGTGTCATGAACTGAAGAAGATGTCATCGAAGCGAACGCGCAACATGCGTGGCATCTTGTCATCGAAGGCTGCGAAGAATTGCTTCTGGATCTTCGCGTCCGCTACGCCAGCCGTATGTCTCAACGACACGCGACTGTTCAATATCGCAGCAGGTCTTGCGACCGAGGAGAACATGGCTTCGTTCCTCGGACAGTTCGGACCTGACGCATCGAAGCCTGACAACAAGGCGATGAAGAAGTACAATGAGTACCTCGGCATCCATCTTGTCCGTCCGCCTGAGGATCGACTGTCGTACAAGATCCGCAATCGCATTGACATCGTTGAGTTCCCTTCGCAAGAAGCAGAACATCGGTATCGCATGGCCGAGGAAGACTACGTTACCGCAGTCGAGCAATCCGGCGGCACAGTTGGCGATCTTCAGATGGCTCAGTTCGTCATCTTCCGGCGAGCCGACGAGCTTATCAAAGCACCTATCTATGCAGACTACATGTGTGCCGAGCGAGCGAAGGGCCGCGCACCTGTTCTCGCAGTGTGCTTCATCGAGACAGTGCTTGAGGTATGTTCTATCCTAGCCAAGCGTGGATGGACTCGCGATCAGTTGTCTCTTATCTGGGGCGGACAGAAGTTGGTCGAAGCGCACGAGTGTTTCACTACCATTGAGCTTACTGCCATCGTGGGTCGCGCGCGAATGGAGACTGCTGCCTATGTCGCAGAATTCGGTGAGCAACCAGAGGATGAGTTCTTCTTCCTCTCGCGCAAGGATAAGGCTAAGCTCAAGCGCACCCGTGAGTTTAACAAGTCTCGACTGCGTAGGTCTGAGACTAAGACACAACAGAACGAACGCGTTGCTTGGCTCAAGGAGTTCGAGCTAGACAAGCAAACAGATGTCGAGCGACACAAGGAAGTCAAGCGCTTCCTCGCAGACGAGACGCTTGGTTGTATCTTCACGTTCTCCGCTGGCGGCACAGGCATTGACCTTGACAATCAAATCGTAGGCGGTCGTCCGCGCACACTGATTGCCACCATCTGCTATTGGGCAGAGGAGTTCCTCCAAGCCTTCGGCCGATGCGCCCGCATCATGACTCAGTCTGATGTCGAGCACGTTATCCCTATGTTCAACAACACCATCACTGTTGCCCACGTGCTACCACGACTGGAGCCTAAGCTTCGGTCTATCAAGACACTCACTGGTATCGACGGTGATCTTGAGGACATCCTTGCGGCAGAGATTGTTAAGCGCAAGGATGCACCGAAGACTGCGCGCTCGTCGGCTGCTGAGTCTGACGAACTGCTTGCGGAGAACGAAGAGGATGACGATGATGACGAATAACATACACCAACTACGCATATGCCAGTAGCAATCCCCAAAGGCGTAAACTATAAGATCCCTCACGCCGTACAAGTAGCAGCAATGCGTGCTGAGATCCAGCACATCAAGCTTACCAAACAAGGCAAGCTAGTAACCAGTCAGTTCGTAACTGACGATCCGTTCATGAAGTCACAGGTGCAACTGGTCGAACAGATCACACCTATGACTATGCCTGTGCTTATCGTTGGCGAGTCTGGCACAGGTAAGGACGTCCTTGCGCAGATGATCGGCACCCGTTACGAGGTTGATCCCTCCACCGGCGCGCAGATTAAGTTGCCGTTCGTGGCAGTCAACTGCGCGGGCATTACCGATACCCTGTTCGAGTCGGAGATGTTTGGCCATGTGCGCGGTGCATTCACTGGTGCTGCCGGCGCGCGCAAGGGATTCTTTGAGGCAGCGAACGGAGGCACCTTGTTCCTCGACGAGATTGGTGACTTGCCTCTCGCACAACAGGCTAAGATCCTGCGCGCTCTACAGAATCGCGAGGTCACTCCTGTTGGCAGCACTGAGCCAGTGCATATCAACGTGCGCATTGTCTCAGCTACTAACAAAGACCTGCGCAAAGCTATCGGCGAAGGACTATTCCGTGAGGACTTGTTCTATCGTATCGCCAAGGTTATCGTGCAGACCACACCTCTGCGCGACCGACCTGTCGACATTCTACCTATCGCCTCAGCTATCATCGAGCGCAACGGCTGGACACCTATAGGTAAGTTAGGCCCAGATGATTCTAACATTCCATCATGGGCCTACGACCGTGGCAATGTCCGGCGCCTCGAAGCTTGCCTGCAACTGCGCGAGCTTGGAATGGATTGGCCAGAGATTGAAGAACAATGGAAGTGGTAACCCAATAACTTTATGCCCGTCGCAATACCTCGTCCGCCACACGCTTCCGAGTCGGGTCGCAAGGCTCCCACTTGGGTAGGCTACAACATGCCTGACGCCCAAGCCCTGATGCGTCTGCTCCTGCGCTGGCGTCACGGCAACTACCGTCCGCTCATCATCAAGGATAAGTTCCTCATGGTAAAGCCAGTCACTTTGCGTCTGTATCTTTACCAAGCTAAGGCATTCATCCGCGAGAATCCCGGCACATTCACTAAAGAGATCCGTGATCTATGCGACAAGTTCGCCATTCGATTGCGTGACGACGGCGTGTACATTGTCCTTCCTCCGCGCCAATTGTTGCGCGACGCAGCGAACACAGCAATCTCAGTGTCCGCCGGCAAACAGGGTGACTACTCTGGCCGACAACTCTTCGTGCACTGGATCTCTTCTCCGCACGAACAAGGTGAGTACGTAGATATACCCGGTAAGTTTACCGAGTCAGACCATACCTTCTTCACACAGATGCAGGAGGAGTATGGTAACATCATACACGTAGAGTTCTCGCCTGAGAATGTACGTGTAGTATGGCATGCGAAGAGTACGAAGGATGACGGCGAATCTCCATGGTGATTTATGAAAACAATTTGTTGTCAATATGAGTACGGTAAGCTTCCACATCCGGTATACTTCAATCAATACAACAACGTAGTGCAATGCCATAACTGCGGCGAGGTGTATGTTCCGCAGCTAGACAGATGTAAAGAAGAAGAAGCCATCGCACGCCGTGTAATGAATGAGTGTAGGAAAGTAATCATGCTTAAGTGGACAAGAAGCTTTCGTCCGATGCAAAAGTGTGACAAACCAAAAGGACACGAAGGTTCGTGTAGTTATAAAGGACACACATGAACTCCCACGACAAACCACCTACAACAATCGACGAACTCCTAGAGTACCCAACCTCTGCCGAGCAGATGTCTGATAAGGAACTGGAATCTTTCCTACGTCCTTACTTCCCGGCAACCAGACCAGCCAAACTAATCTCTGCACTCGCCGATAAGCAAGAGCGAATGTCCGGCGCAATGACTGACGAACAGTTGCTTGCTAAAGCGCGGGCAGTTAAGGCAGAGAAGGAAGCAGCTAAACTTGCAACACAACAAAAGATATGAAACTACTAACACTTGAGTGGACGCCACGAATTGTGGTAACAGGATTCGCGAACACTATAGCCGCTGAGCAATGCACGGTTGGTCCCTATAGGGCATGCATATCTAACAACGATAAGCCGGACAGATACGAGAAGCCATACACACTATGGCTTGGATGTCGTCCAGATAATGAGCGTAGTACAGTCCACGTCACAATCGAAGAAGCAAAACAAGTAGCTGCGCAAGAACTGTCTGAGAACATTCACAAACTGTGCACTGAACTTGGATATAAACTACCTGAATAAATATGCACTTCGAATACATAGAAGAACAACTCCCCGACATCCCTATCCTATACCTTAACGCCTCCTCGCTTAAGGTTACCGCGTGCAAGCGTCACTACGCCATGATGGTAAACGGATACAAGGGAGAGGAAGGAGACACCGAGCAGCGTGACATCGGTTCGGCAATGCATAAGTTTGCCGAAGAGTTTACCAAGACTGGTGACCATGCAGAGTCAGTTGTCGCAGCCACCCGCGCTTGGCCTCACGTTGCACGCACTACAATTATTGCGGCAGCGGCCCGACGACAGGACATCGTAGTCCCGCCGCCTATCCGACTCGAAGGTGAGCCGCTCGTTGAGATTAAGTTCTCCGTGCCTTGGTATCTAGTGTCCCGCGACGGCGGACCTGTCTGCCAGATTATCCTATGCGGCACGATGGATCATCTAGGCTACGACAACGCAGTGCGACTTATCGACTACAAGTCTACAGCCTACGCTGTAGTTAAGTACGCATTGGACAAGTACAAACATGAGACACAGTTCATGTTCTACATGTGGGTGTTGCGCAAGTTCGGCAATCGACTCTTGCCGCTCCACTTGCACAACGATATCGTCGAAGGACGATTCACTTCGCAGGTCTGCATCATCCAGACTTCTGCGAAGGAACCTCGTTGGTCGCTTGGCCCTAAGATGACAATGACCGAACACCAGTATGCTACATATGGTGCGGCGCTTAACGAGCTGTTGGAAGATATGGTCAACGCATTCCTCGATGGTCCGCGCGCCGAGCCGGACGGCATGTTGCGCAACGCTTGCCAATACTGTGGGTACAAATCATACTGCCATGCGAAGTCAAAAGCCGAGGCTAGCACTGCACTTGCTGCCTATCCGATCGAACCTTATAACCCTTTGAAAGAACGATAACGCCATGATTCTAGGTAAACCAGTAAGTAAACTCGCCCCGCCTACGACGCTCGCTCCGGCGAGCGGCGCACCTCCGCCTTCGACGCCCTCCCCGACGCCGCCCGCGCCCGTCGCCCAACCAACATCTTCGCTCCAAGTGCCGCCGAAGGCGCCCCCAATGTCACTCCCTCCATTGCCTGCTAACATGGATCGACGCAAACCAATAGCCAACATCCTGATTGTAGGCGAATCTGGCACTGGTAAGACTAGGTCCCTCAAAGACCTTGACTGGGGCAGCGGCACCATTGCCTATATTGATGCCGAGCGCAAGGGATTCGATTGGCAAGATCGTATCCCTGAAGATTGCTTCTTCCCAGTGAAGAACTATGCAGAGTGTCTCCAAGTAATGGAACACGTCGAAGCTAATCCTAAGTTTAGAATAGGAGTTGTCGACTCATTCTCATTTGTCAATGCTTCGGCGCACGAACAATTCAAGGTATCACACAGTGGCTACGATATCTATAGCGCACTTACGTCTTCCGTTAAGAAGTTCCTCGAACGCTGTAAATCTAAACGCGTGCGCTGGGTTGTTACTGCTATTCCGGAGTTTCTTACTACCGACTCAGGCGGCAATACATTTGGCGTACTTATCAAACGTGCTGCTGTTATCGGTAAGGAATGCGAGGGCACAGTCGAACAGCAGTTCTCATATGCAGTCTATACCAAGGTAGTGCCTAAGGCTAACAGCAAGCCTGACTACTACTTCTCTTTGTACTCCGATGGTAAGTCACAGGCTAAGATTCCTGAAGGTGTAACTGATCAATTGCAAATCAATAACTCTGTGGCTGAGTTGTTGAAGTTGATTGAGAAGGCTGAGGCTAGTAAGTAATTAACACACAGCCTACCTGCGGGTAGGTTGTAGTTAGTTACTAATCATAAATAAACAAATATGAAAAAGCAAACCACTAAGTCCAGGCCCGTCAACATCTACCGCGACCACGTTGCCGGAGTTCAATATTCCGACTACCAACTGGTCAACATCAAGGCTGGCGACGAAATCGAACTACGTCGCGAGACCTCTAATCCTGTAGACGCTGAGGCCGTCGCAGTCTACGTTAAGGATACCCGCGTCGGCTACATTAAGCGTCCGCACAATCGACGACTCATCGGACTGAAGCGCGATGGCGCTAAGTTCTCAGGACGAGTCGTGTCATTCAACAAGAACAATCCTTCTTGGCAGGCTATCGTTATCTCTGTGGATGTGACGATGCCTACTGTAGATGATGTTAAGGATGGAGAAGTACTATAACGTGAACCCCCTCACCGACAGCGGCGCCAGAATGCTGGCGCTCACTCAACTACTCGCGTCTGCCGAACAGCGGCTGATTGAGCGCCAAGCTCGCGAGGGCCGACAGCCCAACGACACCTTGGCTGTTGATAACTTCACCCGCATGCTTACCGATTCCCTTGATATGCCGGGCCGTATCGCCCAGCTAGATCAAGAGAATATTAGCCTCCGCGCAGATATCTATGAACGCGACACAATCATCGCCGGCCAACGGCAGGAACTCGCGCAACGAATTCCTGAAGCAGACTTCATCGAACTTCAACAGCGTCACACGCGTGTCGTTGCGGAGGTTGACAAACTTAAGAAGAAACTAGAACAATACGAAGAGAAGAAGAAATGAAAACACGAATCATCTCAACAACTATCCCACACATCTGGGTAGACACTGGCAACAACGAGTGTACGCCTGACCTGCTTAACGCACGACTACTTACCGCCGAAGAACTCACAGTCTACATCGCTCGTGTCTCTAACCCATCCAATCAAACCAATACGGACACAGCACCTAAGCTACTCGCTTACTGTATCCGTAATGGACATTGGTCTGTGTTCGAGCATGTGCATATGACTGTGGAGATTGAGACTTCGCTTGCTATCGCTACTCAGATCTTGCGTCACAGATCGTTTACGTTCCAACAGTTCTCACAGAGATATGCTGATGTGAGTAAACTGGGAGACATGATTGAGCCTGTTGAACTTAGAATGAAATCGGCTGGTGGAAATAGGCAAGGCTCTGCCGAGCCCGTCAATGATCAGGTGCAAGATCAATTTGATTATTCTACCACGCTTCGTGCATCTGAGTATGCCACACTTATTACTATGGATGTCGCTCCCGAGTCTGCACGCTTCGTCCTCCCTCAATGCACCAAAACCCGCCTCTACATGACAGGCAACTTGCGTTCATGGATTCACTACCTCACCCAACGACTCGATCCTCATACCCAAAAGGAACATCGCGAAGTAGCTGAGTCTATCCTTGTACACTTCCGCCAACACTTCCCTATCACCCATGAGGCGTGCAGTTCTATTGAAATCCCTGCGCGAACCTTGTTCCCGAAGTTGGCACAGCCATAGCTTACATACATTTACCTGAGCGTTGGACTCGCTTAGGTTCCTCACGTGTGTGAGGAATAAACAACCGCCGAGTTCATAGTTGGTTTAGGTGGCGGCGGTTGTCAATTTCGACCGAGGGGTGAAAAGGTAATCACGGGCGATTTAGTCGATGACACTAGGTTGCTCAGATACAGGTTCGATTCCTGTCTCGGTCATCAGCTTGGAACACGGTTGATCTAACTCCAAAGATGCGGTTGCATTATGGCCTGATATCGGTCGATGCGCTAACTGCAATGTGGGTGGAAATCCCTCACCGTGTTCCTTGTTCCTTTGACAACACAGCAGTCCTGCGCTGTTCGCAGGTCAGGTGAGCGTCTCATCTGTCTGAGCCTACTGTGTTGTCTTCAAACTTCGCCTTGAAAAACAGGCTGCCCAGTAGTATGGGTACATGAGTACAAGGCGTAGCCGAGCGCCGGAGAAAATACTACATCGGCAAATTTTCGACAATCTACCATGCTGCGCAGGGAGATCCTGCGAGGGAGTCACGTTGAGGAGCGTGGGGTGTGGTTACCTTGGACCTCTCATGAAACAGTAGATTGTCGCCACTTTCCTAACGGAAAACAAAACAAACACAACAGTTAAAAGTTAAACATATGGCCATTGTTCGCAAGTCTACCCTGCCCGACGCGTCGCTCCCCATCCCTGCCGGGTTCTATAACTTGGCAATCGTGAAGGCCGAGCACAAGAAGGCTGCGAGTTCCAACGCTGACATGTTGGTTCTTGAGCTTCAGATCGTGTCGCCCGCAGAGGTTCAAACGGAAGGTCGTACTATCAAGACGGCCGGCAAGAAGTCCACGCATCGCGTTGTTCTGACCGAGAAGGGCAATGTGTGGGTCAAGGAAATCGAGCAGTTGACTGGTGATGTCCTGCCTGAGGAGTTGGATACTGAAGTCGTGGCGAAAGCTGCGGCCGAGGCGCTGGCTCCGAACGGCGAGAACGGAATCCTGTACCTGTGTAACGTCGAACTCAAGCCGGCGCCATACTACGAGACGGACCCGGTTACCCGCAAGGAAGTGATCGGAGCTGACGGACAGAAGAAGATCAAGGGTTGGTCGTTCGAACGCGCAGGCCGTGAGTGGCCTAAGGCTGTCACTGAAGCGGTGGCGGCGCAGATGTAACAAGCTACTATTGTTATGCCTACCGAAAACGACAACATCAGCGATGCTTCGATCATCATCAACAAGGAGCTTCGACGCGATGTCGATGTTCTTATCCAACAGTTGAAGTCTGCCGTGCCTTCACGTGAACGCGCTCTTGCAATCACTAAACTGCAAGAAGCCATTATGTGGCTGGGCATGGACCTGAAGCGTATCGCGGACGCTCGACCTGAAGTGTTGCCTAATCCGTATCCTAACTCTAAGGATCCAAGCAACACCACTGTTGACCCAACCGCAGATAAGCTCAAGTTGTAACACCAACAACTCCATCACGGGGCGCAGGCACAAAGCTTGCGCCCCTTTTTATTTCATGAAACACGTCCACTTCATCCTCTCGTATCGTTCGCGTTTTGACATAACCAACAAAGAGTTCTGCGGACCTGCCAAGGATCTCTTGGATGACTTCGCCCGCGCCTCACCATTTACCTACTCAGTTTCATATGCAGACGAAGCTCTTATCCCAGCACATTCATATTACGTCCTCGCTGGCAAATCTGCATGGGCGCGTTTCAACAAGACTGACCGTGATATCGGCCACGTATTTACTCATAACAACGCTACATGCGTCTGTTCCTACCATCCGCAGGACGCCGAGGACGTACGCAAGATCGAGAATGACGGCTTCGACTCCGACGATGAAGACGACGATACTTCCAATGCCAAGGACTCTGCGATTACCAACCGGGCGAACTATCGTTTCTGGCTCGCGGTACACCTTGACAAGCTATTCACTGTATTCCGACATGCCCCATATCATATACGAGTGGAGCCACTATGGGCCGCAGGCTTTCCGAAAAGCACGTATCTATATCTAGATATTGAATCACACCCGCCTACCGATACGCTCCAGTGTATCTCCATTGCGTTCGATGATGGCTCAGTGTTCGCGCAGACTATCTACAACTACAAAGGAGAACTGTCGCCCGACGCCCTACGATCTATGGTGTGGCTAGTCCGCGCACTGAAGCGATACACTGTTGTTATCCACAATGCGAACTTTGATCTACCATTCCTTGCGATGTTCCATGCTATCACCCATGGCGATAACATCCAGGACACAATGCTTATCTGGCATCGCATGTATCCTGAGGCAGACAAATCTCTCGCCCATGTGATCCAAGCATTGACTAACCTGCCGTTCCATAAGGACGAAGCAGGCACCTTTACTCCACATAACTTCCAGCAGGAGCGACAACTCTTAGCCTACAATGCTCGTGACGTGTATGCCTTGCGCGAAGTACATAAGGCTATGCTGCCGCTCAATCCGTCGGCGCTTTCGGTCTGTGAGTCTATCGCAGACTACATCTTCACAGGGCTCGTCGGCTTCTACATCAATGACAAGAAGCTGGCGATTCACAAGATCCGCTTAAAGCGTGAACTTGATCAGCTAAACCGTGTTATGCGTATGCTCGTTGGCGATAAAGACTTCAACCCCAACTCAGGTAAGCAAGTCGCAGAATGGCTATACACAGGACTTGGCTATCCTATCACAGAGACTACAGATTCTGGCGCACCGGCCACCGATGCAACCACACTCTACAAACTACTCGCAGACCATCCTAAGAACGTAGCACTGCAAGTGCTCCTTGAGATTAAGGAGACTGCGAAGCGTTACTCTTCACTCGGTTACGAACCATTCATTCAACCTAAATCCAGATGATCAAACAAGAACGAAACGAGTCGGTAGCACGGTCGATCATGCGACCTGTGGAGATTTCAGCGGAGGATGGCCATAAGTACGCACTCAATAAAGACTGGCAATCATGGCCAAAGTTAAATGGCGTCTTTGCTCGCTGGGATCCATCTCGTAAAACGTTTTTCTCTAAGCGGGGTATCGCATTCAAGGAGCATTTGATTCCGCACCTGTATCGCAAGTACTCAATCTTTGGTACATTCGACGGAGAACTATGGGCGCCTAACCTAACATTGCAGCAGATCTGCGGCGCGCTATCTCACGAACGCGATGAGCCTGCGCCGTATTACAAGCAGATCATGTACATTCCGTTCGACGTTCCGTATGAAGGCGGACCATGGTCAAAGCGGGTTATACGTTTATACGATCATCCAGAACCGACCATTGTAGCTATCTATCAGCATACGCTCAACGACGATAACTGCGACGGCATTATATATCGCTACAAGCATGGCATCTACCAACGAGGTCCTTCCGGTAACGTCCTTAAAGCTAAGTTCTGGAAAGATTGCGAAGTAGATGTCATCCGCCCAGAGCTTGGCACACCTACCTCACTATACGCTGGCGTACTCGGCGCACTACGTTGTAAGTTTAACAACACAGAAGTATCCGTAGGTACTGGTTTTTCGCATGAGGAACGAATCGAGTTCGCAACTAACCCTCCGTCCCGCATTAAAATCAAATACCTTTCTCTATCTCAAGATGGAATCCCATTGAATCCATCTTACATCGGTCTTGACCTCTAGGCACAACGATAGCTTACAATAAAATCCTATGATGACATGGAATGAATACGTAGCAGCTGCAGAGAAGTTTGAGTTGACTAAGAATGATACACGTGATAGGCGATTCACACATGGTTTTCTAGGCTTCTTGTCAGAGATTGGAGAATTGTCTGAAGCCGGCGAGACTGGTAATAAAGCCGGTGTTAAGGAAGAGCTTGGTGATCAATGTTTCTATATCGCTATCCTCAGTCGGCTTACACACCATGAGCCTACATTAGATTTCGAGGGAGGCACCATGCAATCCGACGCAGCTACCTTGGCTAAACGGTGGCTGTTTGCTGGCAAAGAACCGAGTGAAGCTGCGATCAACACGTTAACTAATACACTGTTCAAGATTGTATTTAACACTGCGCAACACTTTACCATTGGCATGTCCGACATCTACGAAGCCAATATCGCTAAGCTCACTGCACGTTCTGCCGGAGCAACGAAGACCTACGCCGAGACTCTCGAAGAATCCAACCGTGACCGCGCCGCTGAGGCGAAGATTATGGAGGGCAAATGAAAATTGAAATTGAGTTCGATACAGAATGGCCTTGGGTGATTATTGGCGGATTGCTTGGTTTTGCCATAGGCGTAATCATTATCGCGATCGTAAACAATGATGCTGTGATTGAGCACAACTTCAGACAGTACAAAGTGGATCACCCAAGCTCAACCGTCACACTGGAAGACTACAAGAGATTGAAGCACTGATATGAACCCCAGAGTATTCGGCTGGAATTACCCAGCAGGTGTCACAGACAAGACAATCCACGAACACTTCGGAAGCGAACCAGAGGTTCCTCTCTGTAAGATGTGCGAGAAGAACCCGGCAGACGAAACCTTAGATGGAGTTGGAATATGCCAGAAGTGCCTAGCGAACGTAGAATAAATCCTGAGTGGGAAGCACTAGAAGGTAAGCCGCACCTTGTGCCATTGAATTGTCTGCCAGATCAGTACAAGGTGATTAAGGTTGGACCACAACCTCCAACATGCTCCGAAGAATGTAAACGTTGCGGAGAAGAAATCACTTACAAACACGATGATCCTTTGGTCTATTGCCCCGGTTGCAATACCAAATACTTCATCGGTGTTGATGCCGAGTTTGTCAATGGTTCTTGGAGGGATCTAACAAAACTAACACGAGCATGAAAGGTAAATTTACATACAAAAAGTTAATTCGCATACGCCGTGAATTGGCTGGTTTTATGGTTCCTATTGGAACGGTTCCAACTAACCCATTCCCGAGTAAAGAAGAGCTTGACAGATGGAATGCATTGCCTCGCTGGATCGAGAATCAAGTAGGCAAAGATCGACGAGTGCTAGCCGTAAGGCTTAGCTGGAATGCACGGTGTCCACGCTGTGAACGCTCTATGACACGTCAACAAAATGGAGGACTACGTTGTGGACGCGACGACTGCAACATAACACTACGAGCATGATCCCCCGTCTCCGCGCCATCACCTGCTACAAACAAGCAGGCACTCGTTCATTCCGTCTGTCTGCTACCCAATACTTCGGCAGCTACGGAATGAATCTACAGAATCCTGATAAGCAAACCCTAGATCATCTCGAAGCCCCGCCGGATCATGTCATCGTACAGGCTGATCAATCTGGCGCCGAGGCTCTTATCGTAGCATACCTGTCGCGCCCGGGTCGTTACCGGGCGTTGTTTGAAAACGGTGTAAAGCCACACACTTATCTGGCTATGCACCTTTTCCCTGATCTGTTTAAGCTAACGCCTGACTCTCCGTTCCTTAATGAAGAACCAGCCCAGTTCGTAAAACATCCTGACTGGCCACGACTACATAAACTCGTAAAAACCTCTGGTAAACCATATGACATTGGCAAACGCACAGCACACGGTTCGTCCTACAAGATGGGTCCTCGCACGTTTCGTAATGCCAACCTCAAACAATCCAAAGGCAAGCTCAAGCTTACGTTTCGAGAGTGCGAACTGTTTCTCCATAAGTTCAAGATCTTGTTCCCTGAGGTTGTCGAATGGCAGGACGAGATTGAACTCCGTATTAGATCTGAACGACGCTTGGTTAATCTGCTAGGTTATGAACGTCTATTCCTGAGAGGCATCAATGATTCATATATCCGCGAAGGTATCTCTTGGATACCGCAGTCAACGGTTGGCTGCATCACGCACCAAACAATCCGTAAAGCAAGAGCAGCCGGATATTGCACCTGCTCCAACAAACACGACTCCGCAGCCGTTATCGTCCATAGGAGAGATGCTGGCCCAGCGGCTGCTTTCCTCCAGAACGCCATGCGAGTCACCATGCAAGGACACGACTGCGAATTCGTAATGAATTCGGAAGTCCAGATCGGTCATAATTGGGGCGCTTACGACAAGGACACTAACCCGGGCGGTATGAGAGACTCTGCCGACTGGTTGAAGAATAACTGATATGCAAACATTTTACGACTGGCCCGTCTAACCTATGGCACCAAGAATACAAACAGTAATCTTATCTGCACGACAGGCCTTTACTGCGCAGTTCGGACGAGAGCCAAATACTATCTTGGTGTCCTCCAATGGCGAGATGGCTCTTAACGAACTGCGCGTAAAGCCCGGCGGGTCATATATGGGAATGACCGTTATCTCCGCTGAAATTGTAGACGATGCCACAGTGGCTCTACTCCTCAAGCAACAATGACAAACTATGAACTCTGGCGCACATTCACAGCTAGATTGCACAGTCCAAAACAATTCCTTGATGCTGCGTTCTACTATATGGTTGGTGCAGCGATGGAGCGACGTGTCTGGCTTGGTTCTGGCCATGCTGCTGTTTATCCTAACCAGTACGTTCTCTTGTGCGCCAAGGCCGGCATTGGCAAAGGGCTTGCGATTGGCGCCGCAAAGACACTACTCGACGCGCTTGCCGATCCTAAGTATCCAGACAAGCCATTCCTATCCAAAGGTCCAGACTCTGGATCGTATGAGAAACTGATCCACAGGTTGGCCGACGGCGTACGCACTACGTACAAGGATACAACGTATGCAGATGAAGTAATCAAGAAGGATCAGCCATATGCTTACTCCTGCTTACGTATCGAACTTGATGAGCTTATCTCCTTCTTCCACAAGGAAGCCGAAAACGCCGTTAAGTTCTTTTGCACTGTCTGGTCAGGCACAAGTTATGACCGCGACACATTCACCCATGGCGCCAAGCCGTTGGCCAATCCACTCATCTCCTATCTCGCAGGTGCCACGCCCGATGACATGCGCAAGCTGATGCGCTGTGACGTTATCGGCTCAGGGCTTGATAGACGAATGATTATCGTCTATGCGGATAAGAATGAGTACGAACAATTCCTCATACCAGAGAGCAGCGAGGCAGCACTTAAGGCAGGCACTGCCCTTACCGAGCATATTGAGAAGCTTACTAAAATCTGCGGCAAGGTAGTATTCACGCAGGAAGCTAAGGAATATGCACAAGCTCTCTGGGTAGACAGGGCCAAACGCAACGTATCGAATGAGCCACTTGTTGAATCATACAATGACAACAAGCAACCCCAGTGGCAGAAGTATGCACTGGCCATGCACTTTGCCGAAGGTGAGCCGGCAGAGAAGTTGCGTACTCCTATTGGCGTCGAGACACTCGATGCCGCGATTCGCCAGCTTCATTCATACGAGATGCTTAGGCATTTCGCATATGAGAAGTCTGCGCAGAATGAGCTGTCTGTTATCGCCATGGACATTGTGCGACGATTGCGCGGTGGGCCAATGGATCAAGCAGACATTATCGCTTCCGTCTACAAAGACTTGAAGATCAAAGATATCGACGAGGTATTGGAATACCTTATTCTTTCACGCAGAGTTAGACAAGATGGTACTACATTCACAGCTATATGAACGACGCAGAAGTAAGAGAACACGTGTTGGACGAAGCAAAGAAGTGTGTGTTGCAAGATCGCAACTCCACCTATGGCAAGCCTGAGGATAACTTCCGACGGATTGCTGAGTTGTGGACGGCATACTTGAACATCCGGCCTAAGGATGTCGGCGCACCTATCACGCCTACTGACGTAGCGCAGATGATGGGACTGATGAAGATTGCTAGATTGGCTCATAATCCGACGCATAAGGATTCATGGATTGACTTGATTGGGTATGCAGCGTGTGGCGCTGGGATTGAGTTGGGTGAGCCTCTGTGTCAGCCTGGTAGAACATACGTGTCAGGCCCAACTACAGGTAAGGGAAATTTAACCGAATATTTCCCGGGAATCGGTAACTGTGTTGTGACAGACGAAGCCAGTCGAGCAGACTTTCAGAGATTGTCAGAAGCCGTATTGAAAGGTCAAGAGAAAGCTACAGTTGATCTTGATAGACTACGCACGGATGCCATCCAGCGAGCTTACGCAAAACGACCATACCCAGATTGTACATGCGTTGCCGAAGCTTTAGCCAACAAACAAAACGGTGTTAAATTCGGATCATGCAAGGTATGTCAAACACATTCTACATCATCGGGTTCACAATCGTAATCACCCCAATCTTCACCATCCTCGGAGTACTGCTAGGAGCTTACATTCTTAAGAAAGGTATCAATAATGAAAACGACAGAAATGATTGCTAAGGTTAAAGAAGCCAGCAGCGTAACTATCTTGTCCGTTCTTGGCGCTGTTGTACAATGGGACAGCATGCGTGACTTGGGACATACACTGTACACGCTAATTGATATGGTGCAGGAACACTCTGGACTGTATCGCCTGTTCGAATATGCTGACGGTTCTATTGTACTGGCTCCAACTACCTGTGCCGATGTTGTCGGAAACGGCAAGATCGGCCACACGCTCGAATTCGACAGCTTCGGCGAACTGGAAAATTGGTCCAAGGTAACCGAAGAGGAAGCTACGTTGCTTCTCACCAAAGCACCAGCAGAGCCCATCAAAGACGAACCGGGTATTGACTTGTTCAAGCAGGTGTTTGACTTGATTGGGTTGAAGTATGAAGAGTACGACATCAGCGATGTCAATGATGAATACGCACAGTTCATGCACAAGAAAGAAGATCGCTACGTCGACATCATGTTCGACAAAGGCCTCGTGCAGATTGGCCACGCAGGCAACAGTGAGCCTCCGCGTAAGTTGAAGATCACACTTGTCTCCGAATCCAATGAACCATGCACCGGACCAGACACCAGAACCGGACACGAAGTCAAAGCAAGCTAATTAGCACACCAAACAACAAGGCCCACTCTTTCGAGTGGGCCTTTTTCGTTTAGTTGAACATTTTCCGTCTAGCGTCTGCGTTCTTCTTATCTCGCAGATACCTCAGTCTCAAGTCTTCCGCCTTCTCTGGACCTTGTGTGCGACGCACAAAGTCCAACTGTTCCCTAAATGCCTTAGGATCATTTTCCTTCGACGGCATATAGCTCGGCCGGCTCGCAGCCGCAGACCTCATCCGGCGCTCACGATTGTCCTTGTCAGGATCAGCCTTAATGTCTGCCTTCAGTTCACGCGCCATCTGCCTCATCTTCACCGGATCGCGCTCCTTCTCTACGGCCCGTTCCTCAGCCCTTGAGTAATCAATAGGCAACTGAACAGCAGCTTTGATAGGTTCATCTCGCAACCTCTTCCCTACGCGCAAATCTCTTCGCGCATTGGCATCGGCCAAGTCTTCTCCGGCCTCGCTCCACACCCCAGTTCGTCCAAGATTACCTTCGATAAACCGATACGCAGACACGTGTTCATTACCGATATCACGACTCACTTGCGTAATCACAGTAAGCGGATCTTCGCCGTCCATCATCGCGTTACCCGCCGCAATTAGGCGAGGAATAATATCCCTCGTAACCTCAAGCGCAGGCATCGACGCAGCGGCTGGCATATCCTTGCTTGCAATGTCCAATCCCCAGTTACTCATTTCGGACACAATACCCATCGTACCGCTCAACTGGGCCAGATTTCCTAGATAGCGCACGGCTTCCTTGTACTTCGCAGAACCTTCAGGCGCTTCGGCAATTTCCTTCAGCGTAGCGATCTTGGACTTACGACCGCTAAGTGCCTCACGCACTTCCTTAACGCCCACGCCGCCTGCGATACCTGCAACCAGCATAGTGATAAGTGGCACCGGATCACCGTTGCGCGCAGGCTTAATAGCGAACTCACGGAAGTTATTCCACTGTTCGATATTCCATCGAGCAAGCGAGAAGAACGGCGCAGCAGGTGAATCGCTCAACCACTGCGGAAGGTTCGTCGCATCGTAGCGTCCTTGGAACAACTGGCCAATACGTGTACCGAGTTCTGCCTCGGACAAGGTGCGCCAATTAGGCGACACTCGATCGAGGAAGTCCGCGGCCCTTTTGTTGCCAGACTGCGCAAGTGCTGTGTTTGTGCGTGCGATATATTCGCCAATGTTCTGTGACAAGCCTCGGCCAAAGTTTTCCAACTTCTCCGAGCCGGTATACTTAGACAAGCCTTTGCTGAACTTGTCTACGCCATGGCTGAACGCCTCGCCTGCGCCAAGAACTTCGCCAACAATGGTATTGCCGTCCTCGCGAATCCAACCTGTGTCGTGCGCACGCTCGTAAGACTTGCCGAGGTTCCGTAGGTTGCTGACCAGTCCAGGAATTTGTGAAGGCGTAACCATTCCAAGACCCTTGAACAGTGACGTAGCAATGTCTACGGAACGAGTGATTGGGTTGGCAAGCCACGCAGCCGAAGCCGCACGACCGATTGCACCTGTGATCTTGTCCTGCGAACCACGGCGAATACCGAGCGACTCGTTCAACAAGTGCAAGATGTTGCTGTCTTTGACGACAGGCGTTACACGATTCTTCACAGGAGTCTTCTTACCATTTACGAAGAACTCTTCCTGCCCGAGACCGGCCATAACATCTTCGTTAGTTTGCACAATGTCGTGGAACGTACGAGAACGCGACCAGTCACGCACATACTGTGACATTGCTTCGGCCGGATCGCTGTGCAACCAGTTGTCCGGAAGGCGAGAACCTTCAGGCAACACTACTGCGCCAAAGTCAAACGCGCCTTCGACAGGCTGCTTATTCAACGTACCGATGAAACGGTTGAAGAACTTGTTAGCTTCTTCCGCAGCCTTGATGTTAGTGTAACCCTTAGAACGCAAGTGAGCTTCGTTGAAGTCAACGAACTCTTTCCTTAGTTGCTTGAAGCGCGGCGAATCAATCTCGTCAACGATGGTCTTGCGCACAGAAGGATCAACCACGTTCGGGAAGTACGAGTCATCAATACCGGGGATTGCTCCATCGGCATTGCGCTGTCCTGCCTTGATCTGATCATCGCGCATCTGGCGCAGCGTCCTGCGAACGTCATTGTACTCCTTACGCAGACGCGCAGGCACAGTACCGGGAGCAGGCTTACCGGCTCGGTACTCGTCGATGAGGATCTTGTACAGTAGATCCTTGTCTTTCTCGTTAAGGTTTGCGAACGCTTCAGGCAGCGCACGATACTTACCGCGCATAGCACGTTGCGCGGGGAACAGTTCAGTCAGCGCGCGACCAACTGTGCGGATGACAGGATTGTCCGAGCGAGCGGCTTTCTGAGAGGCCGACTCAAACGGCGACATGTCGCGACGCCCTGCGGGGTCTGCAAGACCTGAGGCAGGACGGTTAGGTCCGAATTGTTGGTAACGAATATCAGGATTCTTCGAATCAAACGTACCGCGGTTTCCAGTGGCAGATTTTATCTGTGTTGGCTCGAAGACGACATACTCGAGCGGATCACCTTTACGCCACTCTTTGATCACGCCATCGTAACCCTGCTTCCGCAAATACAGATTACCAATCTCCACAGTCCCAACCGCTTCTGGAGAACTATAGTTATTTTTGTCAGCAATCTCTTCGCGGATTTCATTGTACAACTTAGGGTTGGTGTTACGAAGCTTATTTGAAAGATCCGCAACACCTGCGTCAGAACTGGTGACAAATGGTTTCTTGAGGCTGAGATACACACCGTAAGTGCCACCAGCCTCACCTTCAGGATAACCATAGATAGAATTACCATCTTTGTCATAGTCGACTACGCGCACACGCGCCCCGGCATACTCGCCGGCGCGTCGTGGTTCAGGTGTGAAGTAAGCACCATTACCATATGTGTATCCAGATGCGTTTGTCTTAAACTCGTTGAAACCCGGAGACCTCGAACCATGATAAACCATCTTAGGCTTACCCGTCTCGTCACGCACAACCGAATCACCGAACCAGTTCTTGAACTCTGGGGTTTCGACTTGTGCATCATGTTTTCCTTGGTAACGTCGACCGGCGTAGGAGAACGGCTCACCAGCATCGCGTCGCGCCTGTGCGGCAGATACGTCGTAGGCGAATCCGGTGGACTGAGTCTTGGGTGTGCCATCGGGGTTGCGGAAGATGAGGTCGGCGCGAGGAAAAGGCTTACCAGCCATACGCGCCCGCTCGCCTTCCATTCCGACATACTCATTAGTGTGTTGTGCCATCGCATTCCTATGCTCTCCCATCTCCACCTTCACACCGTCGCCCGACAGATCGCGCATCATCTGCTGGAGGACGTTGTCGTAGGACAGCTTCATTCCACCTTCGAACGGGAACTTGTCAACATGGATGTGACCGCTTTCATCAACGTGATAACGTCCACTGCCGACCAGCTCACCAACTTCACCAACCTTTTTGGCTTGCTTGGTGGCGATTGACGACAACAGGCGTGAGGCATCATCCGCAGCCAATGACATTCCGTCCAACTTCTTCGCAATGCCAAGCAGCTTATCATGCCCCTCCGTCATCATCGCCGTCTCAGCGTCATCAATCACCACGCGCTTGATTCCACGTTTGCGCGCATGTTCAATTGCCGCCTTGAGGGCGAGGCGTTGGTGATGTGGGAGGAGAGGGTGGTCACTTACGGAAACAAGCGAAGCTTTATATTGTTCTGCCTCTTCTTTGCTACTAAAACTTCTGTTCTCTGCTCCCCTTGTACGTCTTTGGTTGTTAGCTACTACTTCCCACGTTCCGTCATCATTTGCTGATTTCCTGACTGTCCAATCACTAGCAATTCTGCCTAGCTCCTTCCTCCTATCCTGCGCCCAATCGCTCTGCAACTCAAACACACGCAGCACGCGCTCACCGTCGGGCATCGTATGCTCGTAGGCGCGAACGTGTGCGAGGAGGTTGTCGCCGGACTGCGGGTAGTGGTTGGAGAAGTAAAGTGGCGCCTCTTCTTCAGAAGGATTTGGCGAGTCCCAATTACGGGAGTCATTCATATCCCTCTTGCGACGCGGCAACCTCACCAACAAGTCAACCGCGCCCGGCATAGCCGCAAGAGGCCTCGGGTTGATGCCGGCATCGTCGTAACGCCGCGTAGCGGAGTCGTTAGAATAAACGGCCGCATCAGCTCGCATAATCTTTTTCAGATCTTCGTATCTTTCAATCTTTGTCGCAATGTGCTCTGGCAATCCGTTAGTATCAATAAGATCAGCCCATCCCGGTTTTAGCGTATCAAGCTCATGCGCAAGTACAGCCATTTCTTTTTCAGCTTCGCTAGAAAAAGGCCCTTCAGCACTCAGCTCCCTCACCTCCACACGCGGCAAGTTCTCGTCAGCCCACACTTGCAACTCTTCCTTAGTAGGACGAGCTACCTTCGTGAGATACTGCTCCAACCCAGCTTCCTTAAGCATCTCCTGCTCAGTAGGATTAAGCTTAGCCACAGCAGCCTTTATGTCGTTGCGATTGAGTCGACCATCCTTAGATGCTTGAATCTTAAACGGTGCAGACTTAATGAGTTCTTTCTCGAAGTCGGTAGCGAAGGTGCGATCCTCACCAAACTCCTGATACCTCGGTCCATCTTCATTAGGACTATACAGCAAATTAGGACGGCGTGAGGACGACAACGAATGGTAGATTACATTTTTACCTGCCTCACCAAACCGTTTTACTGCCTTCTTCTGAGTTTCTGTCAACTCACGCTGCCCGTCAAACACATACTCATTACCACCAGTATTGGTACCATGCAAATAACCAAGCTTCTGCATCTCGTTCTGCACAACGTCAATATCCAGCAGATCTGCTGAGATGACGCCATGTTCTTTGAGTATGCGTCTAGCCTCATCTTCATGTCCCCAGCGTTCACGCACTGGAATCATATTACCTTCACGATCGACCCAAAAACCGTAAGGTCTATCCTCACCGAACTCCTGATACCTCGGCCTCTCCTCGCCAGCCAACTTAGCCTCGATCCGTCGAGCCTCAAGGTCAGCAGCAGATTCACGTACATTCTCGGACACTACACGACCTTGCTTCATCTTGTTAGTGAGCTCAGCTTTGGTAGACTCGCGAACTTCCTCGCGACCGACATTGCTAAGATCAGCATTCTCAAGATCGGCAGAACGCAAAGCCTTATTTACTTCACGCTCACGACCACGGCGCTCAGAACCTGGAAGGCGCTCGCCACGCTCAGGCGCAGGATTGCCTTCGGCTTGCCTCAATGCACGTGGGAAATCCCTGCGACGCCGCAATGCAGCAGCCTCTTCCTCAAGCCTGCGAATCTTCGCGTCTTCGGCAGCATACCGTTCCTCAGGCGTAAGTTCGCCAGACTCGCGCACACCTTCAATGTTAGTAGGCTCAGCACCTTGCTCAAGCGTACCGCGGACATCGCCGAGAGGTTCGAACGTAAGCTGCTGACGCTCAGGAGTAGCGGGCAGAGCACGACGTTCATTGGATGGCAATGCAGGATCAGCCTCATTAAGTCGAACCTCTGTAGTGTTTGCAACCTGGCGCGCTTCAGGCGTAACCTTACCCTCTTCAATATAAGGCAACATCCTCTCAGGCCGTGTCTCAGGCATAACAGGAGGCTGGCCTTCTGTTGAAGGGATAACACGCTCCTCCTCTTTCTGCTGCGTCGGCTTAACAGCAACCTTAGGCAACGTCTTCGGTCCGCCGCCCCGAAGCATCGTGTTCGACATAATCCGGCGAGCGTCTTCAGGAGTCGCCTTGCCGAACTTGTACTTCATGAACGACACAAAGTCGCTGCGCCATGAGTCATCGGTCTTATCCATAAACCGACGCACGACATCTTCCCCGACGCCTTGCACAAAGGCTTCTTCATCAACTCCAGCCAACTTGAGCAACCTGCGCATCTCAGCTTTCTCACCCTTCTTGCCGTGCTGGAGCACATCCAAGATCATTCCGTGCGTCAGTTCGTGCGGCGCAGTGTCAGTGTACGCCTGTTCGTCAACGGTGATATTCCGTTTGCCATCAGCGCCACGAGTTCCTTCCGTAACACCCGCGACAGATTGTCCTTGATCGCCAGTAGGACGACCAAGGTTCATGCGCGTGCGATAGTTCTCGCCTGCGTTGTTCTGCCACCAATCGAAGAATGGCTTCGTCATCCGAATACCAAGTTCTTGATCGAGCGCGCCCGGTGTTCCAGGTTCGGCAATAACGGGAGGCTTAGGCTGCGGCTTAGGCGGCTGAGGATCAAGCGTCACCTCAACGTCAGGCTCAACCGCTTGCGAGCGAAGGAAGCGTGACTCAAGCGTGTCAAGATTAGGAGGCAAGACAAAGTCTTGCGCAGGCAAAGGTTGTTCGTTGCCGATGCCTTGTTCAGCCTCAATCTGCGCGCGCTTGGCCGCAGCTTCTTGGTTAGCCTTGAGTGCAGCAAGTTGTTCTGCCAACTTAGCATCAACCTTCTGTTGCTTAGCAAAAGCCTTCAACAGTTCAGGATTAACTTCGGCAGGCTTCTCGACGGCAGGTTCGCCGGGCTGCACGCGAAGCTCGGCAGGATTGACGACATCACGCAACCCCATGTCAGGCACATGAGGCGAGAACACTCCACGAGTCATCTTGCCTGCGAGCCACGTTGGATTCGAGAACACAGCACCAATAGCTGCATTCTTAGCAATCTCGCCAGCATCACCGCCTTGAACCAACGTAGACGCGCCCTCGATAGTGCCGCCCATTGCCATGTTCATGAGCGCGCCTGATTGCGCCGGACGCATATTGGCGAACTTAGGCAACGTAGTCAGTGCACGCACGCCACGAATGGCGTCACGAGTCTGCGACAAGCTAGGCCGCATGAATGCAGCTTGTGCAGCAAGATCACCGACCTGTGTGGCTACAGGATTGCGCACCTGACGAGCTTCTTGAGCAAGCAAGACGTCGGCAGGGTACAAAGCCTGTTGAAGTTTCTCACCAAGCGTCGAGCCTGCAGCCGCGCCTGCGAAACCACCCGCAATACCTGTAGCTACTGCGCCAGGACCAGAAGGTGCGCCAAGCATGCCAGCGCCAGCAGTACCTAGCGCAGCGCCACCAATACCAGCAGCGGTTCGAGGAAGATTCAGCAATGCGGTTTTAACACCTGCCATTGCGGAGGTATCCTTAGGCATTTCGATGACGTTACCGTCATCGTCGAGCCAGTATTTATCTGGATCTGCACCGACTTGTTGTAGAATCTCCAGTTTCTGTTGTGCTGTGATAGGCATATTATTCGGCAGTAGGAATTGGGTTAACGAGACCACGCTTCATCAGTTCGCGAGCTTTCTTCTCAGCTTCAATGCGCTTAAGATACGAAATAACGGGATCAACCGTGTTAGACTTAATGGTGCCAAGTGCTTGACCCTGCAATGTGTTACCAGCAGCAGTTGTGGCAGAGTCGATAAGATCTGAACCAATAGTCTTCAAGCCACCAAACACTGTAGGAGGCTGTTGCAGTTGATCAACTGTGTTCTGCTCAGCCTTCGCCGCAGCTAGCTTTCGCGTAATCTCACTCGCAGCCGCCGGATCGAATCCACCACCACCCGTTTGTCCTGTGAACAGTTGCAATTTGCCATTTTCATCCGGTACATACGCCTGTCCGTTCAAGTACACACTACCTTCTGGCAAGATAACCTTATCTGGCGTAAGTCGCTGACTAAGCATAGCACGCAAGCCCGCAGATTCTGAAGTAAGATCCTGTCCGCGCATCGTAACATCGCGATCAAGAGCAGACTGACGTGCGCGGAACGACTGATCCTGAGATTTACCGATCAAATCATTAACTGCACGCATACCCTCAAGCCCAAGATTGTTCTGATCTTGTAGGCGCAAGCGCTGTAGCGCAGTTTGATCAGCGTTAGTTTGACGAGCACTATCAGCTTCAATCTGCGCTCTCACACGCTCCATTGCATATTGATGCTCCTTGTCCAGCAAACCCATCCTACTCTGAGCCTGTTGGTCGATAATCCACTTCTGCAAACGAAGCTGCTCTTGCACGCCCGCGCGCGCTGCATTACGCTCGTTGGAGTCATCGCCCAACATGCGCCGGAAGAATCCGCCAACGCCAGTAGTTGGCTTCTCAAGCTGCACAGGAGCAAGTGGATCTTGCGCAAGCCGCACGGCAGCTTCCTGATCAACGCGAGGCTTAAAGAATGGCCCAATCTTGATCTGCTCGCGGTTGGGATTGCCGAGCGCAAGTGCAGGTGTTCCGGGGCCGCCAGAGAACGTCCCACCTGTAGGATCGCCTTGATTGAGATTGCCACCGCTCGGTAGTGGACCTTGCGGCGCATCAATAGGAATGGCGCCACTGAGACCACCTAGGCCGCCAAGACCAAGCAGTGCGCTAAGAATGCCTCCGCCCTTCTTGCCTCCAGAGCTTGCCTTTGGCGAACGGATAGCTCGAAGCCTATCCATGAATTGTTGTTCAGACAGTGTCATAAATGAAATCCTCAGATGCGCTAACTACAGTATCCTTATGTTCTTGGTACGAAACGAAAAGAAGTGCCCGAGGCGCATACAACCAGTGTACGACACCCGCAGGCACTTCATGAACTCTAAAGAGTTCCCAACTACCAGACTGCTGTCCCCTACCTATCTCAGCCCCTGCGCCGAACAGAAGCACAAACCAGCTAAAGAAGCCATGAACGTGCTTCGGCACGACCGTGCGCGCCGGAAGGTACCAAAACTCAACAGATCGCCGCCCGAAGCCTAGCTGTAGACCTCGGCAGGTTCGCCATCGAGTGAGCCTAGCAGTTGGAAAAAGCCTAGCCATGCAATCTTAAACGGTTCATAGATCCAACCATGCTTGTTGACTCCAGCAAGCCACGCAGCATGCTTAGTCAAAGGATCAACCATGAGAAGGTCAACAAGGAACCGGATAGTCCTATGCTTCTGCATAAGAGGTACCATGTGCTTAGAGAACAGTCTGTAACCCTCTCGGCGCGCAGGCGTATAATGCGCATCACGAGACGCACGCACATACCAAGGAATGCCATTCGGGAATTTATCCTTGGTGAACTCACGGAAGGTCCAGCAGCATGGAGACATAGCTCCGAGACCGCCAGCAACTTGGCCGAACTTATCGAACGCATCCTTCTTCGTAGCTTGATTCTGTTGATTGTTGCCTGCGAACGTGCCTGTCTGCTGCATCAACTGCGAGCCAAGCTGCATAGTGTTGCCACCAACCTGCTGAACGCCGCCAAACTGGCCAAGACCAACATTAGGCGTTGACGGACGACCAGTAGTAAGCTGAAGCGCATCAACTCCAGTGCGGAATGCAGGCATTGCACCGGCCGCAGCCTGCACTGATTGCCCAATAGCAGCCTGCTTTTGTGCTTTGCGTGCTTGCCCAGCGCTACCCATATTCATAGCAGCCTCAACAGTTGAGTTCTGCGTGGCGTCGAGATTGCCGCGTGACGCATTATCTCGTGCCAGTTGGCGCGTAACCTCTTCTCGCTCGGCGCCCGACAATCCGCCATTAGGATCATCGAGCGAACCGAACAGTTTAGTAAGCGCATCGCCAGCTTGTCCGCGAGATTTGTAAAACTCTGGATCAAGGATCTGCTGAATCGCGAGGGTATTCGCGGCTAGCTCTTTGCCCGGTCCGGCCATCAACGCAGCATCAGAGGCGGCTTGACCCATGGCCTGTTGGCTGGCCTGATCAATGCCTAGTTGCGTGAACTGTGGAAGATACTTGCTCGCAACGTCATAGCTCAACTGCGCCTGCTGAGGCGCAAGTTGCTGTTGCGCTTGCAACTGGGCAAGCTCCATGGGCAGAATGTTCTCACCCGTTACGCGAGTAAGTTCAGGCATGTACTGTGTCCATGCCTTCATCATGTCTGCCGTGGTTTCCTGACTGTTTTGGTATGTAGGTCCGCCGCCCATATTAGTTGTAGAGTGGAATTTTAGTGTTCTTACGTTGAACAGTACGTCCATTGCGGAAGTACCTTAAATCACAGAAAGGGAACATCTGACGCCACATCGTTAACATGTGGTATAGGAAAGCTTTATCACCGATGATGCCAACTAGGAAAACTACTTGGTCTTTAGGGAGTACATTCCACGTGGCTAGATGTACCATCTCATCCGTATCACCTGAGAAGACCAAATAGATTTGTCCAGTCTCAATCGAGAAGCGTATATGGTTTTCCAGCTTAAGATCGTCTACGTGCGTGTATGCTTTCTTGTCCGCTTTACGGATGAAACGCACACACGCACTGACTTTGTCCTCAAGTGATAAACTTATCCAAGACGGTTCCTGAAGAGCCGATGAATTCCCAGATGCATCGAACGGGCCCGGCGTTGACTCTGAGGTAGCCATAGTCAATGATTTGTTTCTTAGATCCTTCTGCAAGTGTCGTACTAAGACTATGCAGAGGTGCTCCACCGGTACCTACAATAAAGATTGGCAGATACTTATTCAACCGCTCGTACAAGTGCGCATGGCCGCAGACGAGCGCAGAGGCGCCAGCTTTAGCAATCGCCTCCGCAAGTGGTTGGAAAGTAGTAATTCCAGGATAGTACGTAGCGGAAGACGTGTAAGGCGGATGATGCCATACGACGATCTTGTTGCGTGCAGTCGACGCAGCTAGATCGTCGAGTAGCGTTTGTGCTTGCGTAGAGAGAAGCAACGAAGCTCCGTCACTATTGTTCGGATCGGTCTGGGTTCCGGCAGTATTGAGTCCAGAGTTAAAGAGGAATACTTCAGTATGCGCACCGAACTGTACTTTCGAATAGCGTTCGGGTGTTTGACGGACATATTGGAAGAAGTGCGTGCCGTCGCCAGTGTCGAGGTCATGATTGCCCGGCACAGCGTACAACTTGTTGGCCAGCTTCTCTACATTCCAGTATGCCTTGAAGTTAGCGTTTACTTCTGCCTCAGTGCCCGAATCGTATGCATGATCACCAGCGCCAATGAAGGCTGTCACAGATGACTCACCGCGCATGCGAATGTTGTTTGCAGTGCGATTGGCGTTGATGAGTCCATCGTCGGAGAAGAAGATGAACTTATACTCAGGAGTCAATGTTTGTACAGCAGGAACAGCCGTGTTTTGTGTACCATTCGTGACCTCTTCGTCAATAGTCACAGAAGACAGCTTAGCATCACCAGTCCAACGGACAACTACGGTGTTCTTGTACGCGCGAACAGGCTCAACGATCTTAAGCTCCAGAGAACGTGTATCTGGAACAATGACTCCGGGCGTAATAGGCCGTGCGGAAGGATCTTCCTGTGCCGAAGTTACAGGAAGCTCTTCGGTATTTGTATGCACGAGAGCGCGATCGGCGTAAACGTCGATAGATCCGTAGCCAGCTTGCGTTCCCAACAGAAATGCTGCGCCGAAATTGCGCAACGCCATCACAGATCCGCCATCAACAGAAGACAAATCTTGGAATGTGATCTGGCCCTCGCCGTATGCACCAGCGAAGGCCTCGAAGATCTTGTTCGCATCTGTGCGGAAATACAAACGAGACTGAGAGACTGTATTTACCACTGCAAACTCAAGAATCTTTGAAACCTCAGGCCAGATATCCAGTGCGACGAATACGCCTAGCGTCTGATCCCACCAAACGATGCCTGGGCCAAACTTAGTTTGAACAGCAAAACCTGTATAATTGTCGAACTGACAGGTCGCACCGGTGGTTTGCAGCGCAACAGTGGTAAGATTCTGAATCTGCCGATTGAGTGGCGAATTCTTGCCTTGCCATTTAAGCTGCTGAACTGAGTTATAGCTGCGAATACCGCCGGGGTAAACGATGACAGTATCACCATTGATATCAGTGATTGCTTCTGGGCCGAAAGCTCCGACATCAAACAACGGTTGGCGATTGAACGTAGGCTCACCAGCGATTAGCCTCGTGAAATCTGGGATCACCTGAGTAGCTGAACGAATAGAGCAGGCAATGAAAGCTCCATCGGCGCCCGGGACAGCGCTAATAGCAGTAAGTTCGTCATAGCCGACGTGGAAACGCAAAGCAGGCGCGCCGAATGCAAGCTCGTCCGCACCAGCCTTATCGCCAGCGTCGTTAACAAGGAGAACGAAATCCAAAGGTCGCCCAGACACTGACTGAGCAATCTGCGTATAACGACCGTCAGCATCCTTAATGACTACGTACAACTTAGAGCCAATAAATTTAGGCAAAATGCAAATAGGCACGTATTCACGATCATCAGTAGTCCACTGAGACCAAGACTTGGTGACACGTGTAGAAGCGTCAGGGAAGATGATAATTGGCTGTGTTTCACCATCGGTGCAGAATAGACAAGCGCGAGATGACCCGACGGGACTAGACAAATCAAGGGTTGCGGAAGATGTCTTACGCTTGAAGTTTACAGACGAACCTGGCAATGCTTCAAGATATACACGAGTTGCAGTTGCGCTAAGTGATGCGCCTGTAATAGCAGTCCAGAAAGTCTGCGTAACCTTGCGATAGTATGGCGTACCGCTCACGAAGCACAAGATGTTGTCATCAAAAGCGGCTAGGCATTGCAGCGTTCCGGTAGGCGGCGCAATGTCAACAGGCCTACGAACAGGCTCGACAACGTTATTGCGCACGCGTCCGTTAGTAAGCAACTGATACGTGTTAGCGAAGTCAGACTTCTCAGGAGAGTACTGAGTCTGAATACCGCCTAGGAAGTTATTCTTTACCATGAGAATGGAAGGCTAAGATCACGCGTTGCAAACGGATTATGATGGCGCACGGCTGCTTGATCGCCAGGCAAAGGCGCCAACGACATAGTGGCAGTAGTTTGTTCCGACAAGTTATTCAAGACATCGGCCGCCAATTGGTTTGCTTTTTGCTCGGCGAGAATCGCCTGCTGCGCCGATAGTTCGTCCTTCGCCATCGAGTAGGCATAAGCACGAGCTTTCCATAGAATCGCACTCTCAAGTGCCGGCGTACAAAATTCGTCTTCATCATTGTAAACTGGTACGAAAGTTCGCTTGTAGAGAACTTCGATTTGATTGTCTGAATTGGTGTACGCGCCAGATGAGTAGTCGTTCGTCATCAAGATGATATGACGAACACTGGATAGTGTTGACGGGACTGTGCACAGCAACGTGTTAGAGCCGTCACGCACAGTAAGGTCGCACGTAAGGATCTCCGACTTAGAGATAGACTGCACACCGATCGGATCATCCTTGGCGAACTGGTTGGTAGTAGTCTTAGTCAAATCACCTGGAAGGAAAGTAAGAGTCTCAGTAACCGACGCCGCTGCCGGAGTTTGTCCAGACACCGTCACATTGAACGGTATAGTTTGAGCAATAGCTAGCGACACAGTCAACTGAGACTCCAAAGCTAGAGGTGTATGCAATGCTCGTTGAGCAGTAAAGCGAATGGATTTATAGGGCTGCATCCAACGAGCACTATGATAACGAGGTGCAAAGTTCTCGACTGTATGTTGAGTGCGCGTTTGAGGGCGCCGAATCATACGTACTTGCTCGACATACCAAGGAAGAGAAATCTGTTGTTCAGATTCATCAATAGTGAATGTCTGTTCCCAGAGTGCACCCGGAAGGTCACATGTCGAGTAGAACTCATGATACGCCCGGTTGATGTAACGAAGCAGCTGAGCCCTATTAACGGCTGAGGTAGCCGGAAGGGATGTTGCTTCTGACAACTCAGAAAGGATGTTGCGCAACATATTAACGGGTGATTGCTAGGTGAAAGATTGTTGGGTGGATGAAGTTTGTTACGTTGTAACGAATCACAACTTGCGTAGTGGTCTTAGATTCAATCCACGCAGTAGACGGAACACTGCTAGGTGCTAGTGGCACAGCGCACTCAACAGAAAGAAGAGCACGATAGTTAGCATCAACTTGTGCAGTTGTCAACGTAACAACAACCTCATCTTGGTATAAAGCAACATTATTCCAAGCAACACTAGCTACACCTGTCCCATTTACCAAAGTAGCAGCAGAACCTGTACAGCTAATGCTAGCATGCGCATCGAGAAGTCCAGGAATAGACCCAGCTGTAGCCGGTGATATAGCCTTGGACGTCTCCGTTCCTGATGCAACTTCAGACGCTGATGCAAAAGTAGTTCCAGTAGGCGATGGAATAGTAAGCGTTTCAGCTTGAACAGATCCATCGGTTTGAATCCGCAACCACTTGCCAGCGTCACCAACAGTCTTGGAAATCTTAGTGAGTGGTACAGTGTAGTCAGCGATGCCGGCAAGAACAGCAGTCCACGTAATCGCAGTGCCTCCTGCATTTACCATCGGAACCTGCAACGCAGAACCTCTGGCAAGTGAGTCTACTGGAAACTCGTTAGCTCCAAACAAGCCAATGATTGTAGCAGAATCAAATAGCGTCCAAGACTTAGAGCCTGCGGAACGAGTCAGAACATACGAACCCGCTGAGGTTCCGTCAAGCTTGGAGATTGGTATAGCATTAGCTGCAAATGCATCAGCAGCCGCAATATATTCGAACGCTGACTCACCAAGATTGACTCGAATCAACTTGAGCGACTGGCCTGCATCAGGCTTGAGCTTAGAAACTTCAAGCGTAGCCGACGCCACCATTGAACCAACGATGGTACCAGCGCCCGGCTTAGCTACGGATAGAGCCCATGTAGTGCCGTTCCAACGGAAGATTTCTCCTGTGGTCGGCTTAAGCCACAGGCAACGCTTGTGCCACTCATACCATCCAGTCGGATAACCAGAAGGTTCTCCGGAAGTAGTTGGCGTGGTATCTGAATAGATTACCAGTCCTCGATAAGAGGTAGTGGTAGCTAGTTCGATGGCTTGTTCAATTAGTGCCGCGTTAGCCCCAAAAGTTGGGGTAAGATCAGCACCTCCAATAAAAACTTGTTCTTCGGCGGTAGGCATATTAAGCAGCGCATTGAGCTAACATTGAAGAAAGAGAACCATAAGCAAACGATGGCACACAAACAGACGGAATGATATCAGTACCGTCATGATCGCATGGAAAAACTGGATCTTCCAAGATACCCAAAACTAGACGCCACTCGGAAGACAACACAGCGGGATTAGCAGAGGCTGTCCATATCTCTATAACAGCGCCTGCTGGAATAGTCTCACCTATATAAGTAGGGACAGCTAAGCGTTCGCCAACACCTGACCACAGCTTGTACCTGAATGTTACGCCATTTACCACCCAGCGGACTACAGCTACAAACGAAGACGAAGGACGCGTGAATGGGTAGCGTATAGACCAACGTGAAGTAATAGGGATGGAATATACAGCAACAATCTGTGACGCCCCAGCACCCGCTGGATATGTATACGAAAAAGCAGGAATGACTAATTCCTGATTCTTCTTGGCAGCACCACAAGCTTTTCTGTAGAGGCGATCAGCTTGTAGCGTAGCTTTATGGAAATTTAATCCGTATCCACTAGACATAACGCTTAACTATATCCCGAAGACGTTGCGCAAAGCGAGCTTCCGTAAACTCATGCGAGGCACGAGCGGAGGAGATAGCTTTTTCAGCTAGCAGAAGTTGATCGGAATATGCTTCTTGCATAGCTCGAATCGTACCTGACTTTATTGGGCAGGCTACCTTACCAGTCGATTGATAAATCTCAGAAGGAGCTGTAACCAATTTAAATGGAAGATGCCAGGAAGTAGACGCTGTGGTGAAATCAGCAGGACCTCCAAATGGGATAATAATAGAAGGTCGTCCAGCGGCCATCAATTCACAAGCAGGCAAATTCCAACCTTCCGCACCAGACAGGAAAATACCACAATGATGTTCGTGAAGCAACGCATGATATTGTGCGCGCTCGTAGTCATCATAGATTATATTGATACGCTTGTCGTATGTATAACGTTTTTTGCAGTGTTGCGATTGCTTTATGGTCAATTGCACATCCGCCTGCGTAGGAAAGGCTTGTGTAAACCATTTAAGCAATTCATCGATACCTTTACGGGAGGGCGTTCCGTTATCGCGAGCGATGCAGATGAACTTAAATGGTCTAATTGGCGGCAGATGAGCGTAGGGTGCATCAGCAAATAAATGACACACCTCAATAGGCATCTTAGTATATTGCCGGAAAATAGCCTTGCAAGACTGCGAAGGGACAATCAACACCTTTGAACGTTTCCATGCCGTGTGCGTGACAGGCAACTCTGTGGATTCCCACATAGTAAACCTAATTGGAGAACCAGCAGGATCACAAGGATCTGCTACAGCCAATGTAGAACCTTGCCTAACTTGCGTCAGCTTAGATGACAAGGCCCTAGCGCAAGCAATAGCTAGTCTGCCATAGCCAGAAGCTGTGCAAACATCTCCAGTGTAGATTGTCATGAGTTACTTGGATTTCGGAGGAGCCGCTTCGCGGCGGCATTTAGAGCAATGAAGGTCCCGGCGCGACGGGCGCAGGGCCGCGCCGCCCCTTCGGGTCGTCGCAGGCCCAAGGCGAAGGGAGAGCGGCGGGCGTCCCGAGTCCTAGAGGCTCACTTGGTCTTGATGTTTTCGATCACCTTCTGCTGCGAGATGCCGAGCATTGCGTCGGTGTCGCTGTAGAATGGCGCCGCGAACACTGGATTGGTTGAGGTTGGAACTGTGAGGTATTGATTCCTCACAAGCCCCAAGCGAACTCCAGGCGAGAAGCTGCCGGAACCACCCGGCGTAACTTCGAACCCGAGGATAGTTGAGCGAACAAGAACTGCCTTGTCCGTGTTTGATTTGCAGCCAACAAGTGCGACGGCTGCCAGTATGATTGCTAGTGTTTTCATTATGCAAAGCGTTCTTGTGGCACGTCTTCAGGACGTTCACCATCGTCCGAGGTCCAGACGATGAACTTGTCTGCGCCCTCTGGAACCTTCAACCCCTCAAGGTCACGGATCAAAACCCAGTGAAGGCCGTCAGATTCAGTGATCGGATTACCTTCCTTGTCCTCGCCCACCTGTCGAACCCACGGGCCTATGACATAGATAGCGTAGGCGTGCGTCGCCAGAATGGTTTGCGCGTCACCCTTTTCGTCATTGCGCACAAACTTTCCGCCGACTCCGTTGGCCTCGGCGTGTTCAGCGGACTGAAAGCGCGACACCTCGCCCAGCTTGGTCTCTTTCGCGGAAGTCGCACCTCGGCCGAAAGTGACCGCTTGCTCCTTGGAGTCGAACCGCAGGAGATAATCTTTGATTTTCACGGCGTCGAGAGGGTTTGGAGTTGAGCGTCGGTCTTGATGCGGTTGTAGTATTGAGCTGATTGGATCCAACCACCCATGAAGTTGGATCCAAGCCTAGTTCCAATCAACATCTGTGTCACCGTTGGAACTGTTCCAGATGTGTCAGTATACACCGTGCCTCCGTTCAAGCAGAACGCGAAATCGTTTGCCTTGTATCGCATGGCGATTGCAAACGATGTAAGCGCCGCGGCTTGTGTTACGCCACCTAAAGTTGCTTGAATAGTTGAGCTTGCCGAAACTATTGCAGTCTCAGCCGCTCCACCAAACAAGATTATTCTATTTGTAGCCGCACCATCATCAACGCCAAGATACGACGGCGTGGCAGTGGGTTGCAGCGCTTGCTTGATTCCGCGGAACACAAGCGTTCCTTCCGGTGCGTTCCAGAACGACGTAAACGCAGAACCTGTGATCGAGCACACGTCGGCGGAGCGGACGACGGCGGAGGTGGTTGGGATGTACGAGGTAGCGAATGCGCCCGCTTCAAATTGTGCGCCCCAAACGAAGACGTCGGAGGTGGTTTTGCCGGTGTAGGTGGTGGCTGCGATCGTGTTTGTATTGTCTGTAAACCCAATGAACAAACCAACAGTTGATGAAGATGAAATGGCAGAAGCCGACATTGACACCCTCCACCACCCATTCGGAAATTGTGTTACAGTAGCCGTTTGACCTCCAGAAGATGCACCAACAGCTCCGGTTGATAGGTTGAACGCAACTCCCTTAGATCCAAATGCTGAAGCCAAAAAAAGCAACGAAACCCAGTCGGGGGCTGTTGCTCCAGTTCCCTTTTTAAGGAACACAGATGTTGTGTATGTTGTTCCGCTTGTTACAGGAACTGTTCCAGACCCGGTTATGTAATGCTGTGTATTCGATGTTGTTTCAGCAACAAGATCAGCAGTGGAGCTTCCGTCTGGAGCGGTAGTTTGATTTGCGGTTGCGGTTACGTTAGTCTTACTCCAAGAGGTTTGAGTCAAGTCCTCTGACCAAGTCGTCAGGTTCGTCCGCTGCTCCTCAATCGGCAACCCAAGGCACGCCAGCGTAGTCGGATTGTAGTCAATCCGAGCCTCGTTGATCGCGGCAGGCACGATCACGCCGGCCGAGTTTACGCGCCAAGCCGCCGAAGCCCGGGTGAACGTCGGCAAAGGGCCGCGCCGAGATACGTATGCTTGATCGCTGGCGAACTGAAGATCGAGGACGAGCGATGGATCATTAGCAGGACAATTACAAACCAACGGCCCTCCAATAATAAATGTAGTATTGAATCTTCCCATAATGTTAATTCTTCTTCTGGCCAAAGTACAAACCAATTGCCATGGTCGACAACGTATACAAAGGCTCTTTAACTTCTAGCCCCCACAAGTGCATAACGCATACCGTGAGTGTAAGCATCACGGCTAGCAACGCACGAATTGAAACATCGAAGTTAGCTAGTTTGAATGTTGACTCTTTGTCTAGATCTTTTACGTCATCTCCTATACTCATGATGGTTATGCTGGGGTGTTAAGTAGACGCCAACGAAGAGTTACGTGATCGTAGGCGAAGCGGGCTAGAGTGAGGTGCGGCCGTTGCCAAAATCGCAGGAGTCTGGAACAGAATGGAATTTGAACCACGCAATACAAGGTCAGATCCTTGCAACGTGATCGAATGGCCACCGCCTGAGCCATCCCAGCCGCGCATATCCGTAAGCGTGGTAATTCCTGCCGTATCGTCGAATGGCGTTCCTCCGCCACCACCGCCGCTGCCAGCCGACACGCTCTGCTCCAACGCAGCAAGTCTATTAAGAATGCGTTGGACTTCAGTAGTCACATGATAAAATGAGCCTAGATATTTCATGGATTCGAAAATTTTTCCAACACCTCTTGTGACTGCTTAAGCTGACACCTAGCGCTATCTATTACTGCTTTATTCTCATGCAGCGCTGATGTATTGTGGTCAACGCACTTGATAAGCTGCGCTAGCGATTCCTCACGTGCTCGCGATTGCTCTTTAAGATCTGCTCTTAAACCGGCAGACTCTTCACGGAAGGCCCTAACAGCCCAAGTGGCGGCAGCAATGCCGAGGATAATCAGAAACCAAAGCTGCACATTAGTCCCAGATGAACCAAGTTGCTGTGCAGCGGACATCGGGTCGTTCATGGCTTATTTGATTACATGCACATACCAATCACCAGCTAGTGTAATGGATCCAGAAGTCCTAAGATTCTGCACCCACACCAGCACAGCATTAGTATTATCAACAACACCAAATGCGCTGATTGGATCGCCCGCGTCAGATGGATAAGCTATAGCAATCGCGTCACCCAAAGCGGCACCCGTAACTGTGACTGAAATTTCAGCAACAGCGCCCGCCCCGATAGTGTTGGTTGGATTGAATTTAACTTTAATCTTACCAGCCGGCAGCCTAGCCTCAGCATTGGCTAGCCTCGAAGTTAGCTGTTTAATTTTATCGAAGCAGTATTTCGGCGTCATAGATGCGATATGTTGACATTAAGAAACTAAAAGGAGGACATACAAAGTATGTCCTCGTGCTTAGTCGCTTACTGCCTAGGCAAGTAACTGGTCGTGTATGATCCGGTACCTAGGGCCTTAATCGTATACCCAAACGTATAGCCAAGGCTATCGGCAGGCTCTAGCACGACGCTAGAGTTAGCCGGAACGGATACAGTGTAAACGCGCTTCATCTCGTTAGTAGAAGCAGCCTGCAATGCAAGCACAGAAGCGCGAACCACGTTGGTAACGGTTTCAGTTCGGCCAAGCGCATTGGTGTAAGTCACCACCTCGTTCGTAGTATAGAACGTTCGCTTGTACCACGCCGGCTTGACGCGGTTCGTAGTGGATCCTGAATCAGAGTCGTAGACAATGAACGTATTCGCCGAGCCAGACGTGTCAGACAGCTGGAGATAGACCAACTGACCGGGATCGGACGAGATGACAGTGAGTCCGGCCGACAGGCTGCCGCTGGCAGAAGTTTGAGCATATGCAACAGCAGCGACGAACAGCGAAACAAACAGAGCGAAGAATTTCTTCATGTGATTGAATGATTAACAGTTAAGGTTGACTTACCAAGCCAGAGCTTCCGACGTCCCACGACGATAGAAGATAGGCAGCACATTGAACGGATTCACGGGCATCACGCCGTGGACAGTGGAGGCGATGAGCTTGATGTGCTCATCCCAGGTGTTAGCCTCGAGGTTACCAGAGGTCTGCACGAGGAAGTTACGCGTGGCCTGAACCTGACCGTTCCAGTTAAGAGCGTTGTACTTGTTCAGCGACATGCCCTTACCAGTGAACTCAGATGGAGGAGGGCCGACATCAATGGTCTCAACAGGATTGTAGCCGATCAGGAATGCGACACCAACCGGAGCCTTGCGGTAGTCGGGATGGAAGCGGGTGATGTAGCCCTTGTCGCCGGAGTAGTTCGCATCGTTGTACTCCTGCTCGATCTGGATGTCGGGCAGCGTGCCGTCTTCCTTGTAGCGCAACGGAAGCGGATCGTGGCGGAACAGGATGTTGTCCGAGATGGTGCCCTTGAAACGCGAGTGGATAAGATCCTCGGCGAGAGGCTTAACGTTGTTGACCGTGGTATCGTAGGTAAGACGAGTCCACAGTTCGGAAGCGCCGATGAGGATGTACTTGCCCTTCGCGGCCTCGTTGTCCCGAGGATTGCCCTTCTTCCAGCCTTCCATCGGCGCGAGCCCGATGTCGTTGCCGGCCATGTCGCGGATAGCACAAATGGTGCGGAAGTCAAGCGTTCCGGTGCCGAGTTCCTGAATCCGAGCGGCGACCCAGTTCGCGTCCTTCACGTTCGCGGTCGGATCAGTAGGATCGCCGTAAGGCACGGACTCATCGTACGCGGTGTCAGTGGACGAACCGCGGCCGACATGGTACGCGTGGCGCGCGAGGTGTAGCAACTGATCGCGAATGAAGAAGTCATTCGAGACGGAGATTTGGTGAGCAATGTCACCAATCTGGAACATCACGTTCTTCCGGAAGTCACGGAAGTCGGGGATCCAGTTGATCTGCTGCGACATATACTTATGCCGCTTGACACGAGCTTGATTCTGAAGCTCGCGATTCCGGTACGTGTTGATATTCGCCTGCGCAGTGATGTTGTTCGGGCGATGAGTCTGCGACGTAACGGGAGAACGCTGTGGCATAACGCCGACGACGATGTCGCCGTTGTTCTGTTTCCAGCGCATGCTTCCGAACTGATTACCCCAGACGGAGGAGTATTCGTAAGCATTGAGTTCTTGAGCGGCCATCTGGACAGGCATACGCGTAAAAGCGTTTACGTCCTGAATGGAGTACGTGACATTGGTCGGCGGAGTGATACCAATAACTGTAGGCATGTGAAGTTTATCTTTGTCTCCGCCGGGGCAAAGATAAAGCCACCGACGGAAAGGTTACGGTTGAACTGACGAGGTTCACCGCAACGCTCACCATAGGTGGCTGTTGCAGACTTACGAGAGACTCGTAAGTTACTTACTCTGGGTACTTTATTGCAGAGAGCGTGCCAGGTTAATCTTCCAGTTCGAATGGAACTACTGTTTCGACGGCACCTTGGCCGGCAGGCAGAGGAGTCGGCGTAGGCTTAGGCTTACCGACGGCGAGTTGCTTCTCCAGTTCTGCGATACGTGCGGCAGTCGATGAGTGCAGCTTAGCAAACTCAACGTAGGCTTTAGCGAGCAACCTAGTCTGCGGCGAGTTACGCAAAGGCTCAGGTGTGATCTGATACGCGTAATCGTAGACAGCCTTGTCTTCGCCAGACAGCTTAGTCTCGTCGAAACCAGGGAAGAACTTATCCTCCAGTTGCTTCAACTGTTGACCAACGGTGGCTACTCCTTGTTTGTACCTGTGTTGGAACTGTTGAACAGCCTGTTTAGCCTGCTGTTGCAACTGGACATACTTATTCAGTTCGACCTGCAACAGTGAATTAGCTTTACCATTCACACGACCGTTAAGCTTAACAGTCTGCACTTGGCCTTGTTCGTTGAGGAACTGGAAGTCCTCACCTTCGGTAGCCTTAGCAAGCTGCTCAGCGTAGAAGTTGACAAGCTGATTCGAGTTGTCTTCCTGCGTCAAGAGTTGCGTGAACTCAGGCTGCAACATGTAGCCTTCAGGATGCTCGTAGAGATACGTAGGCTCCTTAGGGCGAGAGGAGACTTCCTTCTTAAGAGCATCGAATTCATCCTTGATCTTCTTAGACTCAACGAACCGCTCGCGCAAACGGTTGAATGCAGCGTTCGGCAACTTCTTCAACGCATCAACGTCTGCTGGGTCGAAGATGGAGTAGTCTCGCGTAGTCTGCGTGAATGCGAGAGGTTCCTTGGCCTCAGGTTCGGCGGGTGTTTCAACCTTGGTCTCGGGAGTTGCGTCAGTTTTGACCTCAGGAGTTTCTGGTGTCTCGGAGGTTTCTGCCTTAGTAGTATCACCGTCGTCGTCCAGCGTTTCGAAGTTCTCTGGATCCGGCGCACGGCGATCAGTCGGCGGCTTAGGTCCGGCTGGCACAACTCGTCCATGCTCATCGAGCGTGAACTTATTGTTCGCGGCGAGTTGAGGGTCGTTGTGGTTTACGTTCTTGGATTCTCGGGGGGCGCTCCGCGC